TTGGTGTTGTCTCAACCGCAATCATTCTTGTTACAATCTTTCGCTCATTCTACAACTCACCTCTGAATAAATGAAACCTGCTGAAATCATCTATCAACTGCGCGAACTAAATGTTGCTTGGCGCAAACAAAACTTTCAATATACAAAGGAACAACAAGCACTTTATGATCGTTTAGCACAACTTCGCCGTGAGCGTGTGAGTTACTTTTATGCTAATAATCTAGTGTTTAAAGGAAGTCGCGCTGCTTTTGATAAAGAATTGGCAGAAGAAGCAGCAGAAGCAGCAAAGGTATCTGCAGAAGTAGCAGCATCAGAAGAATACTACTAACCAGTTGATAAACTGTCTACCCTCTCCACCATTCTGGTTGGGGAGGGTTTACTATAAATAATGAAAGGTCTTTCTTTTCTCTGATGAAAACGTTCACTCAATTTTGTAGCGAAGCATATGACAAAGATGTGATGGGGTCTTCCCAGATAACAAAAACTGGTGAAGGTGGACGTATTGATGCAAGAAATCGCAAGAAATCTACTCCCGAAAAAAGAAGGGTAAAGGCAGTTGGTGGTGGTAAGACAGAACCAGTAGAATATAAATCAAGAAAAGATATTGGCACACAAAAACCACGTTCTACAAGAGAACAGCAACCAACACAAGAGCGTGGTTCTGCTGCATTATCACCCAAAGCAGCACAACGTAAGGCATACTTAGAGCGTAAAGCAAGAGAAGCAGGTGCTAAAACTGCATCAGCATCTGAGCTCCTAAGAAAGAAAGCAGCACCCAAAGCAGCAGCACCTGGATATAAACCAAAGAAGGCATCTGGTTTATCCACACAAGAACGTAAGGCACTTTATAAAAAAGGCGAAAGAACTTTGAGAGATCTTGTTCTTCAATCAACTGGCAAGAAGTCAGAAAAAGAACTCAAAAACAAATATACTAGCAAGTGATTGCAAGGGGGGACGCCCAAAGTGCCATAGTAGTATGAGCACTACCCAAATGACCTTCACTATCACTGACCAACCTGTAATCATCAACGGCATTGAACACCTAGTTACTGCTGTGAATGGTTTTGATCGCGTTCAAATCAATAACAAACTGCACGACATTGGTGATGCAATTCTGAATCTCAAGATGGAGCAAGATCGTCTTGTTCAGATGCGTAACTTGATTGATAGGCAGCACGAAGAAACTGATGATTTGTTTGACGAATGGTTTGAGGAGTTTGTGCTTGATACACTTCACCAGCACACTCCACAATCGCCTGTAGGTGTGCTATAATTGTCTTAAGGTATCAAACTCTTTAATCGCTTAATTATGGCACTTTTTGAAGCACAAGTATGGGTTTCTGGTGAACTTCCATACCAAGCAGAAATCAACACATCAAATGTATTTCAAGCACGAAAGAATATAGCTCGACGCGAAGGTGTTGATGAGAAATATGTAAATCGTGTTGTTCAAGTTCAAGAACAAACATCATCTTCATCTTCATCATCATTCAGTTCTGGCGATAGTGCAGGAATGGCATGGTTACTTGGTATTGGATTTGTTCTTTACTTGCTGGTAACTTATTGGTATATTGCTATTCCTGTTGCCATTATTCTCAGTATTCTCATCTACATGGGAAGTACGGGTGATTAAGGGGGGACGTGCAAAGTGCCATAGTAGTATACGAACAAACCAATGACCATCCAACTTCGTCCTAACCAACAACGTGCTGATGTTGCTATGCAAAAGTATAGCAAAGGTCAGGTTATTGTACCTACTGGTGGTGGCAAGACTCTGAACATGATTCACGATACTATTCGTGAGTTTCTGTCTCAAACTCCTAAGACTGTTGTTGTAGTCTGCCCTCGCATTTTGCTTGCTGAGCAACTCTCTAGTGAGTTCCTTGAGTGTATCACTAATGCCTCAGTGTTTCATGTTCACAGTGGCGAAACTCATCACCAATCTTCTACCAAACTCAGTGATATTCGCTGGTTTGTTGAGCACTCCCGCAGTGATGGTAAGCATCAACTCATCTTCACTACCTATCACTCACTGAATCGCCTTGTTGATGCAGGTGTGGATGTAGATACGATATACTTTGATGAGGCACATAATTCTGTGCAGCGTCACTTCTATCCTGCAACAGAGCATTATGCTGCCAATGCAGATCGTTGCTACTTCTTTACTGCAACTCCCAAGCATTCGCTCACTCCTACTAAACCTGGCATGAACAATGGCAGGGTCTATGGTCAGGTCATCATCAATGTTCCTGCTCCTGAGTTGATTGCTGGTGGGTTCATTGTGCCTCCCAAAGTACACATCAAGCAGCTGCCTATGGTGAAGGGTAGGCAGGTTGTTTTTGACCGTGATGCAGAGAATCTGCTGGAAACGATTGATGAGCACAGTGTCGGTAAGATTCTGATTTGTGCTAAGGCAACCAAGCAAATCGTTGGTCTGGTATCAGAAACTAACTTCTGCTCCGAACTCAATCAACGTGGTTACTCTTGGATGTACATCACTGCCAAGACTGGTGCTGTTATTGATGGCAAGAAGGTCAATCGTGAGGTATTCTTTGATACCCTAAGTTCATGGGGCAAGGATAACTTCAAGAAGTTTGTTGTGTTGCATCATAGCATTCTATCTGAAGGCATCAACGTATCAGGATTGGAAGCAGTCTTGTTTATGCGCTCCATGGATTACATTGGCATCTCACAGACTATCGGTCGTGTGATTCGTCTGCATCATGATGATGCCAAAGATTTGCGCTCTGGTGCTATTCAACCTGGTGCTGTGGATACCTACACCAAATCTTTTGGTCTTGTGTGTATTCCTGTGTACAACAAGGTAGGCATCAGCACTGCCCAAAAAGTACAGGCAGTTGTTGATACCATCTTCTCCAAGGGAGAACCTGCCATCTCCGTGGTCACACGGTAAGTCTCAATGAGAACCCAGTCCACCACTGGGTTCAAAACCTTATTTTTTCGTGATTCTACTGCAAACGACCTATGGGTCATCCACTGCAACCAGACCACCGATTTTTTTGAAAGTGTAACGAATGGGGCTTGACATCCCCACCCAAAGATGTTAAACTGTTCTTGCTCAATCATACGATGGGCAACTTGTTCACCCCCCTTTTATTAAATGAAAAAAGTCAAAGTAACTTCAACTACTCAACTTTCTGAGATGATTGAAGTCTCCAAAGAAGACGGACCTAACTATCCTCTTCTCTCTTTTGTTGGATTTGATGTTAGAAATCCGAATCAAATCAATCCAACAAAAGCAAACTATCCTCGCAAGACTGAAAGGTCAAAGGGAAATGTTGATGTTTTGATTGCCTCAACCTTTGGTCAACGTTGGGCAACAAAATCTTGGCCTCTCAGTATCTTCGTAGGCAAAAGCAAAGAAGAGGAACTCTTTGATCGTAGGCATACCTTAACAGCAATCAAAGAGAATAAATTTCCACTTGCACCTGCTGCCCTTTATGAGCGGAAAAAAACAGGAAATATCTTTCTCGATAATCTTAAAGAAAGTTCAGTTCTCACTTTGAGTGGACTTTATGTAAATGGAACAGATGGCACGGTCAATTCTGTGCGCGATGATTATGTAAATGTGGTTAAACTTGTAATTGAAGAGAACAATCTTCCCCTCACAAAAGAGGTTGTGTGTGAACTTCTATCTGTTACTGGCGTTGAGGAACGTTATTCGTATCGCCCAACGATTACGAGTATTGTAAACGCAATCATGGACAAAAAGACAAAATCCACTAAAGTTTTTAACACAACTAAAGAAGAGCAAAAAGAATGGATCTCTTCAAATTCTTCTTTCGGCAATAACAACTATTCTTCTGTTGATGGTGTTGCTGTGAGAAGTAAAGTTCTTGATAGTCAGTTCACATATCGCTATGCTGGTGATATTTTGAAGTGGGCATTTCAATCTTGGGTTAAGAGTGAAAGGATTCGTGTATTGGTTTATAGCAATGCAGAGCACGAAAGTCAAATTGAAGCAGAACGCACCGAAATTACACAAGTAATGGAAGAAGTGTTCAGTGGTCCTATCAACTTCTTTAGTCAAAAGATCTCTTCAATCTTTGGCAAGATGATTACTTTGCCTAAAGTTTCCATTTCAGATCTTCCTCTTGAGATTTGGGCAATGCCTCAAATTGAAGGTGAAGAAAAAGCTATTCAACTTGTGTGATGAAAGAAGGTTTCTTAGTGAATAAAGGTGAGTATGCTGCAATTCCTTACGGAAATCAGTATCTCATCATACACAATGGGCAACAACTTGAGAAGGTGTGTAAGACCGAAGGTAGTGCTCGCAAGTATATTGAAGAGCACAAGAAAAGTACGTCAAAAGGTAAACTTCCCCTCTGATTCAAAGGGGGGACGCCCAAAGTGCCCTAATAGTATAGTAGTTTTGAAAATGACTCTAACCGTTTTTGAAGTCGCTGCCAAACTCAAGGTAACTGACTTCTCTGCATTTGAAAAACCTGCAAACAACAAAGGATCGCGTGGTCAGTTGATTGAAACTGCCCTTGGCATTCCTAACAGTTCCAACCTGAAAGATTTGGTGGATGGTGAACTTAAGACTTTCACAGTTGGTGAGTCTATTGCTGTCACGCAGTTGAAGCACTGCCTCTCAGAAATCCTTGAGGAAGGTGTAACTTACTCCAAAAGTAAGGTTGGAGAAAAACTCTCTCAAACCATCTACGTTGGTTTCACCCGTGCCAATGATTATGTGGGCACAGAGGTTCTGAATCCAGAAACTCATCCTGAACACTATCAGGAATTGGCGGAGGATTATCGGTTCATTTGTGATGCCATTCGTAGTGCATTTGATGCTGGCAAACAACTTAGCACCATCACTGGTCCTAATGGATTGCTGCAAATCCGCACAAAAGCATCTAAAACTAACGGTCACTATGTTCCTCTGACCTTTGCAGGTTGCACTCTCAAAGATAAAGGCATGGCATTCTATCTGTGTGGTAAGTTTGGCAAAGAGTTGACATCCAAATAAGTATCGAGTAGGATTACTGTATGAATAAACCTTTTTTAAAGTGGGCAGGGAACAAGTATAGAGTCCTGCCCCATCTTGTTCCCCATATTGGTAGTCCTAAGCGGTATTGTGAACCGTTTGGGGGTAGTCTTTCTGTTGCACTCAATACAGTAGCAGACCAGTACATTCTGAATGATGTGAATAAAGATTTGGTGGCAATCTATCAGAACTTGGTTAATCCAAATGATGATAGTTTCATCAAATACTGTGAGGAACTGTTTACTCCAGAGAATAACACAAAGGAATCGTATTTGGAGTTGCGTGAGCACTTTAACAATGCAACAGATTTTATAGAGAGAGCTCGCCTGTTCATCTACTTGAATCGTCACTGTTTTAATGGATTGTCTCGTTACAATAGCAAAGGAAAGTTTAATGTTCCTTTCGGAAAGTATGACAAACCAGTATGTCCATCGGAACAAATGAATGAGTTTCGTTTATTCTTTCTGTCAAAACAACTGACTAGATTCACATCAGTTTCCTTTGAGGATTCTGCTCTTTACAGTGACCTTGAGAATGGTGATGTAGTGTATATGGACCCACCATACATTCCTGCCTCCGATACTGCATCGTTCACAAGTTATGCAACTGATGGATTCACTCATGAGCAACAAGTTCAGTTGGCAGAGTTAGCAGAATCACTTACGAATCGTGGTATCAAAGTTATCATATCAAATCATGATGTTCCTATTGCAAGAGAACTTTACAAAAATGCAACAATCTATCCAATTCAGGTGACCAGAACTATATCAGCAAAAGGGTCTAGTAGAAAGAAAGCAAATGAGTTGATTGCAGTATATTGACCTAAGGGGGGACGTTGAAAGTGCCATAGTAGTATGAGGACAAAACAAATGCAAAACAAACACCTAGAGCACCCTGAAGATGTTATTCTGACGGGCGATCTATCGGTTCTGAATTGGTTTAGTGACCCAGAGTCTACCATCAGCGTCAAAATTGATGGTGCGCCAGCTATTGTCTTTGGCACAGATCCTGAGACTGGTAGATTTTTTGTGGGCACCAAGAGTGTATTCAACAAGAAAAAGATTAAGGTTAATTATAGTATTGAAGACATACTGCGTAATCACGGCAACACTCTTCGGGTTGCAGAGATTCTTATTGCCTGCTTCAACAACTTGCCCCGAATTGATGGTATCGTACAAGGCGATTTCATCGGATTCTGTGGGAGTGACACTTATCGCCCCAACACTATCACTTACAAGTTTCCA